TGTGTACAATTATTTTAGATTGAAACATTTACCTGACAATTCGAACACAGGAACACTTGACAAAGTACTAGTTAGATCGTAAACTAGTAATATGAATTCGATACAATCGACAATCACGACTGCCTTACCTTCAAAAAGAAAGCAAACTCCTAGCGGGTGGATTTCTTTTGATGGTGTTTGCTGTGTTCATAATGGCGAAAGTGCAGACAAAAGAAAACGTGGTGGAATGATGTTTAACGCAGACGGTACTGTGAGTTATCACTGTTTCAACTGTGGGTATACAGCATCATTTGTTCCGGGTAGAAATTTAACCTATAAGATGCGTAAACTACTCGGATGGTTCGGTATGCCAGATTCAGAAATTACTAAACTTGCTTTAGAGGCACTACGTATAAAGGAGGAGTACGTCATAGACGGGGACACACCTCACATACAGTTGCCTATTTTTGAAACAAAAGAACTGCCAGTCGGTGCTAGATCCTTTGAGGAGTTGCATGACTGGAAGGCACTCGAACCAAGTGGATTGGATGAGGAATTCATTAGAGCCGTTGAATATGTAGTTTACGATCGTGGCCTTGACTTAGGGGACTATGACTTTATGTGGACTCCAGAAGGATCATATAAAACAAGGCTGATAGTTCCTTTTTATTATCAAGGGGACATAGTCGGATACACTGCTCGTAAACTCGGCGACGGCTCACCCAAATACATTACAGACAGTCAACCAGGATATGTTTTTAACTTAGACGGACAAGGATGGGATAGACAATTTGTAATTGTGGTAGAAGGACCTTTTGATGCTATCAGTGTAGGCGGTGTAGCAGTATTGCGTAATGAAGTAAACGAACAACAAGCAATGCTTATTAACGCTCTACAACGTAATGTAGTAGTTGTTCCAGATAGAGATCAAAGTGGAGAACAATTGGTTACTGATGCGGTTAAATATGGATGGAGTGTAGCGTTTCCTGAATGGCCAGATGCAGACGTAAAAGATGTCGCAGATGCTGTGAAACGATACGGCAAGATTTACACAATGCAAAAGATAGTAAACTCACAAGCAACAGGTTTGAAAATTCAACTATTGGCAAAAACATACTTTGCAGAATAAACTAAAAGGCAGTATAATATAACAATGCAAGACTTTAATACAGACATACAAAAACTATTTTTAGAAATGTTTCTATCAGATGCAGAAGCATTTGTGAGATGTCAAGGCATCTTTGAAAGTGAGAACTTTGATCAGAAACTAAAAGACAGTGCAGAGTTTATCAAAACGTATGTTGATGAATACAAGGTTATGCCTGAACTTGAAATTGTTAACAGCACTTGTCAAACTAATCTAAAAGATGCAAGCAGTGTAGGTGTAGAACACACTGATTGGTTATTGGATACATTTGAAAAATTTAGCAGACACAAAGCACTAGAACGTGCAATTCTTAAGAGTGCTGACTTGCTTGAAAAGGGTGAGTATGGTCCAGTAGAAGGACTAGTCAAAGAAGCAATACAGATTGGTCTTGCAAAAGATATGGGTACAGATTACTTTGCTGATCCAAGAGCAAGATTAGAAGGACTTAAAGATAACAACGGACAAGTAAGCACAGGTTGGCCAAGCATTGACAAGAAACTGTTTGGTGGATTCAACAGAGGTGAACTTAATATTTGGGCAGGTGGCTCGGGTGCAGGTAAGAGTTTGTTCTTGCAGAATATGGCTGTAAACTTTGCTACAGAAGGTATGAATGTACTGTACATCAGTTTAGAACTTTCAGAAGCACTAACAGCAATGCGTATTGACAGTATGCTTACAGGTGTAGCAACAAAAGAAATTTTTAAGAATCTTGATGATGTAGAAATGAAAGTCAGGATGATGGGCAAGAAAAGTGGACGCATACAGATCAAATATATGCCTAGTGGTAAAAACGCAAACGACCTGCGTAGTTACGTTAAAGAATGGTCAATTAAAAACAAGTGTAAGCCAGACGTATTGTTGATTGACTATTTGGATTTGATGATGCCACTAAGTGTTAAAGTATCACCAAGTGATCTGTTTGTTAAAGACAAGTATGTATCAGAAGAACTGCGTAACCTAGCAATGGAATTAGGCTGTGTATTTGTTACAGCATCACAGTTGAACAGAGCGGCTGTAGAAGAAATTGAGTTTGATCATTCACATATCTCAGGTGGGTTGAGTAAGATTCAAACAGCGGATAACGTAATTGGTATCTTTACAAGCAGAGCAATGAAAGAACGTGGACGTTATCAAATTCAGTTTATGAAAACACGTTCAAGTAGTGGTGTAGGACAAAAAGTAGATCTAGAGTTTGACGTGGACAGTTTGCGTATTAGAGATCTTGCAGAAGATGAACAAAATTCATATCAAACTCAATCAAGCACTATTGTAAGCAATCTCAAAAAGCAAAGCACAGTAACAGAATCACATCATGATGCAGGTGAAGAAACTGCACTGCGTGAGCCTGGAGAAGGTGCTACAATAGGCAAAGTTACAGGTAAAGCACAAAGTAGCAAACTGCGTGACATGCTTAAGAGTTTAAATCCAGAGGAATAAATGTTTAAAGTAATACCAAATTTTTTACCACAACAAGAATTTGACAGTGGTGTCGGCCGGGTAATACACGATCCGAGTATACCATGGTTTTGGGTTAGAGGAACTAGTGATATCAAAAGAGACTTTGACGACAATGCACACTGGGATCACAGTTTTGCACATACAGCATATGAGTTTGGTGAACCAACCAGTTTCTTAGGTATAAAATGTGAAGAAATCCTTAAACAAGCATGTAGTAAATTAGATCTTAAATTAAAATACATATTAAGAATACGCTTAGGATTGATTACAAAAACACCCGAACCAGTTGAGCACGGTGGACATGTAGACTTTAAACAACCGCACATGACTGCATTGTATTACCTTACAACCTGTAATGGGCCTACAATTTTTTATAATGAAAAATGGCAAGAAGGTGTTACACATAGCACTTTAACAGAAGCAAGACGTGTGCCTGCAGAACAAAACAAGTTGTTAGTATTTGACGGTACTACATATCACAGTTCAATTTCACAAACAGATACTAAGCAAAGAATAGCCATAAATTTTAACTTTGAAGTAGAATAGACATACACTAAATACTAGTGCGAGGGTAAGATATGAAATGGCTAATACTAGTGCTTATGTTAGGAACACATCCAGATGGTTCTAAAGATACATTTGTGTACATGGAACCAGAGTTTGACAATCTTCAACAGTGTCAAGAATACGTATACAGACAAGCACCTGAAATTAAAAAACACATGATTATAGAATACGCAGGCAAAGGTATTGATACTGTGTACTGTGTAAAACAGAATCGTTTAAAAGATCTTTTGCAAATATCTGAAGGTACAGCAATTTAAAAAGAAGTAGATTAAATTTACTCAATCACTAAAACAGTTTGTTTACAGAACTTTCAATAGCATTGTGAGTTTGGCCTTTCCACAAATGACGTACAGGTAATTCTAATAGATTGTTAGGACAAGGCTGTGTGAGCCAACGATGCTGAGGTGTCCAAGGTCGTTCACCACTCTGTTCTCCTTCAAGTTGTCCACCTTTCCACGAACTGACTCCTACTACTAATCTCCAGGCTTTTGGACCTCTACCTTGTGCTAGTTCTCTTAGAATATATTCACTGCTGGTAACACACACCGTGTTAGTTACCCACCGTGTGTTTGATGCTAAACAGTCTGGAGTATGAATAAAGTGTAGGCCATCTGTTTCAATAGGGCCGCCAATGTAAACACTTTCTTCTGAAGGATAGTCAATTCCAAATGTTGCGGCTATATTACCAACATTTACTTCTGTGCTGGGTTTGTTAACAACAAGACCCCATGCACCATTAGCATGATGCTCGCACAATAATACAACACTCTGTGCAAAGAATGTGCTGTTGGCTATTGGCTGAGCAATCAGTAACTGTCCTTGAAGACTAGATTGTAGTTCCACGTTTTGCATTACACTCCAATTGTATATGTGTATTTATTTTATAGTGTAAGTGTGCTGTGGTCGCCT